CTGTTCGACACGCAGACCCACAAGGCGGTGGAGGCCGAGGGCGTCATCCCCGACCTGGACACGCGCTCGCCCCTCCCCACCTTCGCGCTCGTCCGCCCCGCCATCCCCAACACGCTGTTCGCCCACTGCGCCATGGGCGCCAGCGTGTTCTCGCGCGGCATCAGCGCCATCAAGGCGACCGACGAGGCCCTGACCTCCTTCCTGGTGCACATGCGGGTCGGCCGCCCAAAGATGTTCGTGCAGGACACCATGATCGCCAAGCGCACCGTGGAGGGGCCGGACGGCGTGAAGCGCACCGTGTACGACGCCTTCGGCGAGGCCGACGACATCGTGTACCGCGTGCCCCCGGGCGAGGAGGGCGCGAAGGGCATGGATGTGGTGCAGCCCGATCTCAGGACCGAGGAGAACGAGCGGGCCGTGAGCGCGGGCCTCAAGATGCTTGCGTTCGACTGCGGCCTCGGCGACAACTACTGGAGCTGGGACGGCAAGACGGGCATCAAGACGGCCACCGAGGTCGTGTCAGACTCCTCGATGCTCGCCAGGAACATGGTGCGCCACCAGAACTCGCTTGAGAAGGCCATCGTACGCATCGTGCGCGGCGTCGCGGGCATCTGCCGGGGCGTCTGCGGCGCCCCCGTGAACGCCGAGGCCGAGGTGTCCGTCGACTTCGACGACGGGGTGATCACCGACACGGCCGCGGACAAGCAGACCATGCTCGCCGAGATCGCCGCCGGCGTGGTGCCCAAGTGGATGTACCTCGTGGCGTTCTTCAAGAAGAGCGAGGAGGAGGCCCGGGCCATGCTCCCCGAGGCCGTGCTGGACCCGGGCTTCTAGTGCTGTCCCCGGAGCAGATAGAGGAGGCCGGCGAGAGGGTCGCCGCCGTCTACCGCGAGATCGAGGCGCGGATGCTCGACCACCTCGCGCGCGCCATGGCCGAGGGCTGGGGCAAGTCGCCCCGCACCGTGACCGAGACCGCGCTGCTGGCCCAGTCCCAGGCCGGGGAGCTGCGCCGCATGGTGGAGGAGTTCCGCCCGAGCATCGACGCAGCCGTGCTGGAGGTCGTGGAGGGGTGCCTCGAGGCCTCCGACGAGGACGACGTGGCCAGGGCGGGCGGCTCGCCCATGTGGCCCGCGCAGATCGACGCCACCGTCAGGGGCATGGCCGAGGTGCTCGCCCGCGACAACATCCAGATGGCCGAGGGGGCCAAGCAGGCGTTCCTAAACGCGTCCATCGAGGCCGTCACCCGCGTCAACTCGGGCGATGCGGACAGGGAGTCCGCGCTGCACCGCGCCGTGCGCAAACTGGAGCGCGACGGCATCGACGTCGTCACCTACCAGGACGCCTCCACGGGGCGCGTCACCGTGCGCAACAAGGCCGACGTGGCCGTGCGCCGCCACGTGCGCACCCAGATCGTCCAGGACGCCCAGCGAATGACCATGGCCAGGATGGAGCGGCTGGGCATCGACCTGGTGGAGGTTTCCAGCCACAGCGACGCGCGGGAGAGCCACGCCGAGTGGCAGGGGCAGTGCTACAGCCTCAAGGGCGAGCAGGTCATCGACGGCGTGAGGTACCCCGACTTCTACCTGCACTGCATGAGCGGCGATCTGGGCGACATCCTGGGCGGCGTCAACTGCCGCCACAGCTACGGCCCCTACCGCCACGGAGCGCCCAGGATGTACGAGCCGGATCCACAGCACCCCAGCGGCCTCCCCGGCGCGGAGGTGTACGAGCTGGAGCAGGGGCAGCGGTACCGAGAGCGCAAGATACGCGAGGCGAAGCGCGAGCTGCGCGGGGCGCAGCTTCTCTACGAGCGCGACAAGTCGGCCGCGAATCTGGCCGAGTACCTGAAGGCGAAGCAGCAGCTGCAACGGCGCCAGGAGAAGATGCGGGAGTACATCGACGGCGCGAACGCCAAGAGCAAAACAGGGAAGCCCGTGCTGCACCGCAAGCCCGACCGCGAGTGGGCGGGGGACATGCCGAAGTCGAAGATGCCGGCGAGCGCGAACCGCACCCTGCCCCAGCTCCTCGGGACGCCCAGCGCCAAGCGGGCCATGGCTGGGCTCGACCGGAGGGCCGTGGCCGCCGCCGTGGGCGAGGAGATGGCGAGGAGAGGCGGCACCGTCGCCCACTTCCGCAGCCTGTCGCCCGGAGACCAGCAGGGCGTCCTGCGCGGCGCCATTGCGGGCCTGAGGGCAAATTCCCCCGAAAAGCCCCGGCCGTTGGCGGCATCGCGGATTTCCTCCGACGGGCGGTCGCAGGCCATGTACTCGGCCATCCTAGAGGCCAAAATGGCCGGCGCCTCAATGGGCGAGGACGAGCACCTGCGCCGATGGAAGGCCGAAGGGGTGACGAACGAGCAGAGAGCCACTCTGTACGATCGCGTAAACGGGTACATAAAGTCATCCAACTCATTCGGCATCAATAGGTACTTGCGCGCTTGTCGCAAGAGTTGGACTCGGCATCCCGGGGAACCGTTGATCTGCTGACAAAACTCACAACCAGGGCGCAGCTGGAAGAGGACACGACATTTACCAGATTCGCGGGCGGCACAGATGGCACCGGCACGGGCGGCTATATCCGGGATGTGCTGGGTCTTACCTCGGAGGAATTCACTGACGCGGATGCTGTGACGCTAGACAGGAAGCTCGTCGGACGGGACATCACGGACAAGGCGTTCGTGAGTGTATCTTCCAACGCCGGGAAGAACGTCTTCGTCGGCATGGACGTGTGCCTGATCATCCGGGCAAAGAAGGGCGCCCACGTTATGTTCACCGACAACGTGAATGAGTCTGAGGCGATATTCGCCCCAGGAACACCGATGACGATCACGGCAGTAAAGGCGCTGGACTACGAGAAGGGTCAGGCGAAGCTAACCAAGATGATCATTGAGGTGTCGGCCGGATGAGGGTAAAATCGCAAGGAGAGAGGACGAAGCGCATGAACGAAGAGAAGCTGAAGATGCTTGAGGAAGACCTAAAAGAAACGATGGACGTGACGGGCATGGGCCGCGAGGAGGTAATCGAGATCTGGGAGAACTCCTCCATGAGCCCGGCCAACGATCCCGGCATCTCGGAAGAGGAGGCAGAGGAGATAAGGAGACGCTTCGCGGCCCTGAGAACGAGGGGCTAAACCCCCGCCCTGCTCCTGCAAAGTCCAAATCGAGTCACAGCCCCGCCACGGCGGGGCTTTTTCATGCCCGGGAACCCTCCCGGCGACACATCCCCGAT